CAACCCAACCTACAAATCCCTTTAATCTATGAACCTAAAAGCAGCCATTGACACTTTGCGGACTGAACTCCGCAAGTTCACAACCCAAAAGCAATCCTTTGCCGACTACAAGTTGGTAGATGGAACCGTTGTCCGAGTGGACGGCGACCTCGTTGCAGGTACAGCCGTTTATGTCATCACCGAAGACGAAACCCTGCCCGCTCCTGACGGAGAGCATCAAGTCGAGGGCGTTGGTACAATCAAGACCGAAGGTGGCAAAATCACCGAAGTCGTTGTAGCCGAAGCCCCAGAACCCGCCGAGGAAGTCGCCGTTGCTGCTGAGATAACCCCCGAAGTTGCAGGTGAAGTGGTGAGTGAAATCGCCGAAGGCTATCCGATGGTGGACCCATTGATGGTTGAGGAAATCGTCAAGAAGCACCTCGTCAGCATCATGGAAGAACTGAAGGCCGCCTACGCTGAAATGGGTAAAATGAAGGAGAAAATGTCCGCATTTGCCTCGCAGATGGAAACCATGACCGACATCGTGGAGAAGGTCGCCGAACTCCCATCGGAAGCCCCCAAGCCAACCGCCTCCGCTATTGTGGAGCAACGGAAGACCGCCGCAACGCAGAACTTCAACGCCCTCGCCCAAGCAATCCAAACTCTCAAAAAATCCAATTAATCTTTAACCCCCCAAACAAAAAGCCATGGCATTTTCATTAGCATCGCTAACCGCTTACACCGACCAGGAGCGGTTGCCCCTCATCACCAAGGCGGTATTCTCCGCCCGCACCGCATCTTTGTTCACCAAGCAGGTGGGCATCAAGTCGGCTGCTACCCTCAACCTCATGGACACCGATGCTGCCTTCCAATCAGGAACGGCTTGCGGATGGAATGTCGCAGGTGCCGCTTCGGGTACAACCACATTCACGCAGCGTACCATCACCGTCGCTCCCTTGAAAATTCAAGAGGCTCTTTGCCCTCGCTCCTTGGAACAATACTGGATGCAAACCCAGTTGACGCAAGGCTCTACCTACGACGGAGTTCCTTTTGAGCAGGCTTACGCAGAGCAGAAAGCCCTCCGCATTGCCGAGGCTTTGGAGAACGCAATCTGGTCAGGTTCTACCCTGGTGACTGGTTTGCTGACAATCTTGAACGCTGCATCGGGTTCTACCGTATCGGGCAACACCGCTGCCGTGTCTGCCTCCACTGGTATCACCACGGGCAACGCCATCAGCATTTTTGACAACATCTACAACCGCATCCCGCAGGCCATCTTGACCCGCAATGACCTTGTCATCTTCTGCGGCTGGGACACTTTCCGCACCTTGATTGGAGCGTTCAAGTCAACCGCCAATGTGCTATACAACCAAGTTGACCTGCAAGGGTTGGCCGATGGTGACATCATCTACCCTGGTACTAATGTCCGTGTAGTTGCAGTCCCAGGTTTGCTTGGTTACAACCGCATGGTTTGCAGTTACTTAGGTAATTTTTTCTATGGGACCGATTTGCTTTCCGACGAAGAGCGTTTTGAACTGTTTTGGTCACGCGATAACGACGAAGTACGCTTTCAGTGTGCCCTAAAAATTGGAGTGAACATAGCGTATCCAGACCTCGTTGTTGACTGGAGATTGGCCTAAGTGTAAGGGGGGCGGGTAACTGCCCCCCGCTTTTTATTCTTGCAACTCACAAAATAAATATACACTATGTCTTGTTCCTTAACTACGGGCTACGCCCTCGGATGCCGCAACTCGGTTGGCGGTATCAAAACTGTCTTTGTCAAAGCCTTCGTCCCAAGTGGCTCGGTTTCAACGAACCTAAGCGGCCAGGTCACGGGCTTCATCCCGACCTCTACATCGGGGTCTTGGTTTGAGTACGACCTCACAAAGGCGACCTCAAGCATGACCGAAACCATCACCGCATCAAGCGAAAATGGGACCATCTTCTACGCCCCTGAAGTAACATTTACCATCAACAAATTGCAGACCACCGTCCGCAACGAACTGCTCCTGCTCGCAAGGGCAAGGGTCTATGTCATCGTGCAGGACAACAACGACCAATACTGGTTCCTTGGGGCTGCAAACGGGTTGGAGATGACCGCTGGAACGGCGGGAACTGGGACTGCATTCGGTGACCGTAGCGGCTACGAAATCACGCTTTCGGGCATGGAGCCGAACTCTATGCTGAACATCGCTACCACGGTATTTGCAGTTAGCACGGCGCAAATAGCGGGCGGGTAACTATCTTTGACCTGCGGGTTCTCATACGCCCGCAATGGTTTAGTGGTCTGGGCCATCTCGCAAGGGGTGGCCCTTTTTTTTGTACCTTTGGGCATGAGAATTTGCATCGTTTACAACGCTCACCCAACGGGGTGTTCTTTCTACCGCTTGGAGATGCCAAACGCCTACCTTGGCGACAACTACACGGAGTTCGATTATGTCTGCGTGGACAACATCGCCAATGTCAAGGATGAAGACCTAAAGACGGTCGATGTGTGGCTTTTCAATCGTCTTTGGTGTCAAGGTACCTTGGAGCAAATTCGTAAGGTTTACGAGGCTCTGACGGCCTTTGGGGCGAAGGTAATCTTGGACCTTGATGACTACTGGGTGCTGGAATCGGGCCACATCATGTATCGGCACTATTTGTCCACCAAACTTGACGAGCAAATCCGAGAACACATCCGCTTGGCCGACCATGTGACCACGACCACGGAACACTTGGCGCAGAAGATTCGCCTGCTGAACAAGGCCGTTACCATCCTGCCGAATGAGCCGTACGAAGCATATCAGCAGTACCTCCCTGACACAACGGCCGAACCCGAACCGCACCTGTTCAAGATTGGCTGGTTCGGAGGGGCGCAGCATCAGGAGGACATTGCACTCGTGGAGCATTCGTTTTCCCTGCTGGCCCATGACCGTTCCCTTGACGGCCGTTACAAAATCTACCTTGGCGGGTGGAACGATGGGAACGCCGTTTACGATGACTACGAGCGGATGCTATCGTGCAGGGGGTTAAACAAGAACTACGGACGCATCCAAGCGGCGGACATCTACTCCTATGTGGGCGGCTACAACTTCATCAACGCCACTATCGCCCCGCTCCGAGATACCAAGTTCAACCGCCTCAAATCGGAGTTGAAAGTCGTTGAAGCAGGCTGGATGGGCAAGGCGATAATCGCATCCGAAACCATCCCCTACACCGACATAATCACGCACGGCCACAACGGGTTGCTCATACCCTACGGCAAGAAAGACGCTTGGTATAAGGCGGTGAGGAAGTTTGTGAACGAACCCGACTACGCCAAGGGGCTTGCCATGCAGTTGTCCAAGGATGTAAGGGAGCGGTTTGACATAACCAAGACCGCCGAGCGCAGGGCCGAACTCTACCGAAGCATCGGGCGCAAATTGTGAAATTCGGGCGCATCCTACATTTAGGGATAGCGTGATTTACCTATCCCCCAATTCTACCAACACCATCGTCGTCACTTGGACGCAGCGGGCCTCATCGGGGGACCGTTACATCTTGCGGCTCACGAACATCGCCAAGAACGCCACGACTGACTTCACCCTGCTGAAATCGGCCAACCTTTCTTCCTACACGAACCGCTATGACAAATTTTCGCTTACCGTGGGGTCGCTTGAAACAGGCTCGTATCGTTATGAAGTTTACGATACCAGTAGCACGGTTGGTGCAGCCGTTGCGGTGGTTGAAACGGGCTTGGCTTATGTCCAAGTAGTTTCGCTCACCTTCAACACCTTCGCCAATTCCATCCAGTACACCGTCTTCGGTTCGTCCGATGAGCGAGTGTTTGATTCCACCTTTGACCAATCCTTCGCATGAGCGTACAAACCCGCAGTCAGTTGGTAGCATCTGCTGCCACCATCACATCCGAAACCGCCGCAGGAGCGAACACCGCCGCCCGTGTGGGTGGACTATTCGATGACCTTGCCGATACCGCCACCTTGGACCGAGAGCGTGGCGTGGCCAACCTGTACCTGGACGAATCCAAGAATTTCACCCCGACCCAAGGGCAAGCCGTCAAGTTGACAACCCCGCTAAAATCGGGGCTGCTTTCAACCTACAACTTTTCACGCACAACCACCGCCATCACCTACACGGGGACAACGAGTGCGGCCTTGCGGGTGTCGGCAAGCATGGTGTTCTCGCAGGGGAACGGCAACCAAATAATCATCTACATCGCCAAGAACGGAACCATCATTCCGCAGTCCATGACCGACATTACCACGGGCCACAACAACGGCCATGCGGTTACGATTGAAGCCGTTCTGCAAGGTGCGCTGAACGACGAGTTCACCATCTACATCAACGCCGTGAACGATGGCGGTGCTATCACGATTTCGGCCCTCAACTTCACCGTACATACACTATGAGCAGCGTCAAACAATCGTTCACCCAATGGTTGGGTATTGAACACAAGGTCCCCGTGATGCTTGAAAATAAAGCGGGCAAGTACATCACTTATGGGGCGTTCAACGAGTACCCCTACTATCTGCTGGACAACTACCGCCGAAGCAGCAAGCACAATGCCATCGTCAACGGGAAGGTGAACTACATCGTGGGCGGTGGATGGCAACCAGGCGAGAAGATGACCGTGGAGCAGCAGGCCCGCTACGCCAAGTTTTTTGACGGGTTGAGCGAGCATGACGACCTAAACGACATCACCGAGAAACTCGTCCTTGACTTGGAACTATTTAACGGGTTTGCGGTTGCGGTGACATGGAATAAAATGGGAACCATTGCGAAAATGGAGCACATTCCCTTTGAAAAGATTCGTGTGGACAAGGACGAGCGGATGTTCCAAGTGGCCGATTGGTACGACGATGCAATGGTCCAACTCTACCCCAAAATCGGGGATGTCGAAAAGATTCCCGCCTTTGATGCTGACAACCGTATTGGCAAGCAGTTGTTCTATTACAGGGTCTATGCTGCAGGCGTTAAGTCCTACCCGCTACCCGAATACATGGGAGGCTTGGCTTGGATTGAAGCGGATGTGCAGGTGGCGAACTTCCACAACAACAACCTGCGCAATAACTTTTGGGGTGGGTATTTAATCAACTTCAACAACGGCATCCCGACACCCGAAGAACAGGGCGACATTGAGCGTCAAATCAAGCGCAAGTTTTCGGGGACCGATAATGCTGGACGCTTTGTGGTGACTTTTAATGATGATGTCAGCAAAGCCCCGACGCTTGAACCGCTGACCCCGAGCGACATGGACAAGCAGTTTGAGATTCTCAACAAGGCCATCCAGTCCGAAATCTTTATCTCGCACCGTGTCGTAAACCCCATGCTCTTTGGCGTGAAGACCGAAGGCCAACTTGGTGGACGGCAGGAACTGGTGGAGGCGTACGAACTATTCAAGGCTACCTATGTGAACGACCGAGTGCGGAAGGTGGAGCGGATGATGAACTACTTGGGCTCGTTCAATGGCGTGGAGGGTATGGAACTTATCCCTGTGGAACCCATCACCGAGCGACTATCCGAGCAAGCCCTGCTGACCATTATGACCCCCGAAGAACTGCGGGAAAAAGCGGGACTCCCTGCGTTGGAAAAGCAACCCGCCGATGTGGTTGGACCCAATCCCCAACCCGACGAGGTTCCACAAACGCCCGCAGTCATGAGCAACGATAACATCAAGAAATTGTCGGGCCGTGAGTACCAAAACCTCATGCGAATCGTCCGCCATTACGCCCAAGAAAAAATCACCTTGGAGATGGCCCGCACGATGCTATCCGCTGGTTTCGGTCTAACCCCCGACGAAGTGAACACCCTGCTCGGTGTGCAGGAGCAAGCGTTTTCCGAGCCTATGTGGGGCGAAGAAGACGACGAGGACTACGGATGGGGGGACGAGGAGTTCAAGGTCTTGGAGGTGGTCGCAAGCAAGTTTGGGAGCAATGCGGACGACTATGTTGTCATGCACTCCAAGCCAATGCGCTTTGACACCGACTTAGACGACCAAGTGCGTCAAGCCTTCGCTGAACTGGGCGAGGAAGAAAAAGAACTTGACGAGAAAATTGAAAAGTACCGCAAGAAGAATCGGGACGCAAGCGTGGAAGAAATGGCCAAGGAGTTCGGGGTCAGCAAGGCGAAAGTCGCCAAGCGGGTCGCTTACCTAATCACAAAAGACCGTTACCCCATCGCAAGGGCCGTGGACCAAATCGCCAAGGAAGGAGCCAAGCCAACGGATGAACCCGTGCTGGAGGTCCGCTACAAATACTCTTGGGCGGCAGGATTCAGTAACAAGGATAAGAGGACGAGCCGTGAGTTCTGCAAGGTCATGCTGGACCTCGCTGACCAAGGCAAGGTGTACACACGGGACGACATCAATGGTATTTCCAACATCATGGGATATAGCGTATGGAACCGCCGTGGTGGATGGTATCATACCGCAAGCGGAGTGAATCGCCCTCAATGCAGACACATTTGGGAGCAGCAACTCGTCATCCGCAAAGGCAATAAAATCACGAAAGCATGAAGGCACTCTTTATCAGCGAACAAACCCTGCTGGACAACTCGGTCATAAACGAGAATGTATCGTTCACGCAGATACGGCCCACCATCGTCAAAGTGCAGGAGATGCGGATTCAGCCTATCGTTGGGTCGGCCCTGTACTCTGAAATGGTGACCCAAGTGGTAAGCGGTACGACCACGGCCCTGAACACTACGCTCTTGGAGGACTACATCCAACCCGCCATGGTGCAATGGCTCTACTACGAGTTACCCATGGTCTTGGCGTTCAAGTACATGAACAAGGGAATGGTCCGCAGAACCAGCGAGGAATCTTCCCAAATGTCCATGGACGAAATCACCCGCCTCACGGACAAAGTGAAGAACGATGCCGAGTGGTACTCCGAAAGGATTACCAGGTACTTGATGGAGCAGAAGGCCAACTACCCCTTGTTCAACTCCCCGCCATCGGCCTTGGACACCATCTACCCGAACGGAACGAATTACAACACGGGGATGGCATTGGATGCCCGCACCCTGCGCCGTGGTGCTGGACTTGACCGCCCTTGGCCCTACGACCCTTACTGCTCCAACTGCTAACGATGGGCGCACACGCAAAAAACATTCTGAAACTCCAAAAATATGTCTTGGATAAAAATCAAGCAAGCACTCCTTGCGCTTGCAAATGCTCACCCGCAAGTAAACTCCTTCGGGACGGGGGACCCGCTTGCAATCGGGACCGACAACACGATAAACCTGCGAACCCCAAGCCGTGAGCGAATCGTCTATCCTTTGGTATTTGCGGATGTTCAGTCAGCGAGTACGGATGCGGGGACTTTGGCTCTTACTGTGGGTGTCTATTTTTCTGACCGAGTGGAATCCATTGCCACGATGGGTGGAGTGGTTTCGGGAAGCCCGACGCTCGGTTGGCAGGACAACGAAGACGAGGTTTTGAGCGACCAACTGCAAATCGCACAGGACTTCATTTCAGCCCTTACAAACGACCCGACGCAAGAGTGGACCCTAAGTACCAGCGTCAGCCTTACGAGGTTTGTGGAGAGCCGAGATGACCGCACGGCGGGGTGGGTGGCTACTCTATCGTTTGCTATCCCGTACTCTCACTCCATTTGTGAAATTCCTACCTAACCTACATTTACCCTAAATACGCAAGCAATGCCAACTCCAATCTTACAACAAATGCTCGGCCAAGGCGGCACGATGGAATTCGTGGACGGACCTGTCACGGGCGAGAACTTTGACTTTATCGTGGTGAACGCCGCCGCTACCTTCACAACCTTGACGGGTACAGGAGGCGAAGACCTATTGGCCGCCTACGCAATGTCAGCCAAGTCCGTGTCTGCGGGAATAGTCATCAGCGGAAGGAACGGCGGGAAGATTACGGCGGTCACTCCATCGGTGGGTAGCGTCATCGGATATACATTCCTGTAAGCAATGTTCATCGGCTACGGATACGGCTATCCCCGCTCGCTAATACTCGGCGGTTCGGGCAACCCTTATTGGGCTGCCTACAATGCCCGTGCATCTGCTGACGGCGCAACCGCTGCCGAAACCGCAAGCAACGACTGCCTGCAAGCCCGATTCATTGACACCTTCCAAGATTACAATTTCTTCGTGTGGACCGATACGGTGTGGGCGGTGTTCAACAACCGCTGCGATGCCGATTCAGCCACCGCCAAAGAAACTCTTTTCGAAAACTGCTTACAAGTGCGAACCTATAATTTAGACTAATGCCCGCAGCACCATCCTTATTGATTGTCCCCTATCGTTCCAAGACGGGGAAACTATACTCCCAAATTCCCACAAGCGGGGCGGGGGACTTCACCGTTACCCGTGACACAACCGCACGGAGGTTCACATCTGCGGGGCTTATCGCATCCGTTGCGTCGGGCATCCCCCGCTTGGACTACTTGACCAGCGGTGGAACGGCGGGGTGTCCTGCTCTTTTGGTGGAGCCTGCGGCAACGAATAGCATCTTGCAATCTACCGATTCTGCATCGGGGTGGACTTTGTCTAACTCAATGACAAGGGCTACTATTGATGTCATTGGAGTAAGTGGTGTAAACTTAACGGTTGGCGCATCTGGTTCCATTGGCAGTGCGGGAAGCCGATATACAAGTCCATTGCTTACTCCCGCTTTAAACCTTGCATCTGGAAGCACTTACACAATTTCTTTCTTTTTAAAAAAGACAACTGCTCATACGATTGGCGGTTATTATGCGACTATTGGTGGCGCAGCAGCGGGCGACCTTGGTGGTGGGTTTGATGTAAGCGGTTCATTTAGTAGCGGGTCAATCTACAATTCCGCACTCACAACGAACCGTATCCGAAGGGTTGAACGATGGGGGACAGATGTGTTCCGTTGCTCCGAAACATTTACAATGACGGCGAGTGGAACCATTGAAAAAATTAATTTAGGTGTTTTAACGGCAGTCAATTCAACAACTGTTGCACCAACAGGCACAACGATGGGCTTCGCTGCCCCGCAGTTAGAACTCGGTTCCGTTCCCACAAGTTTCATCCCCACCACCACAGGAACGGGTAGCCGAAGCGCAGATGTGGTATCCGTGAGCGGAGCGGTCAGCGGGTCCATCGGGCAGACGGAGGGGACGATTTATGCGGAGGTGGATATTCGGAACTTGGCGAGAGAAACATACCTTATTAGGATAGACGAAGGAGCGGCAGCAAATGTCATTTCTTTGCGAAAACTTGACACTAATCTTATACGAACCGCAATTACCGCTCCAACAACATCGGGAACGCTTAACATATCAAGTGCAGCATTTACTGCTGGAATAGTCAAAATCGCTTTTGCATACAAGTCAGGCGAAATCGCTTTGAGCGTCAATGGCGCAACGGCTTTAACAGCAAATGGTACATTCTCTTTTGCTGCTTCTTTGAATAGAATAACCCTTGGTAGTAATGCGAGTGCAAGTAGCGAGTTCAACGACCGCATCCGTGCCGTGGCCCTCTACACTACAAGGCTTACCAACGCCGAACTCGCAACGCTGACCACCCCCTAAGATGGCCACCTTCCGCAAGTTCGCCTTCCCCGACGGGAACACCGCTGACAAGTTGCTCGCATCCCTGCAACCGCTGGACTTTGCCGTGCAGGTGGGGGAGATTGACAAGGCCGTCTGCGTGGACATACTATTTCACGACACCTGCCCCGAAGCCTTGGCCGCATTCGTGGTATGGCCCGCCCCCGTTGGATTGCATTCGTTCAGCGGTTGGGAGGAACAGTACACCGCCGATTACCAAGAATTTGCAACATCACCCAAATAAACACACTTCCAACCATGGGCCTATTTAAGCGCCGTAACGCCAACCCCGACCAACCCAAACTTCCACTTATGAAATCAGCCGTCATCGCTCTGCTCCGTCACTTGCTCACCTTCATCGGCGGCACACTCGTCGCCAAAGGTATTCTTGACGCCGCTACCCTCACCGAAATCATTGGTTCGGTAATCACCCTTTTATCAGTAGGTTGGATGGCTTTGGATAAATCAAAGGGCGAACCCAACAAGTAGCCAACAGGTGAACCTGATAGAAACCACTATCATCGGCACCATCAGCGCAATCGTTGGCGGTGCAGTTGCTTGGCTGACACGGGGACGCTTTACTGC